CTTAAAGGAAAATGGAATTGATCCAACAGAATACTAAAGGAAACAAATATGGGTCGTAAAAGAGGAAAGCTCTCAAAGGGCGAAATGGACTACATCAGGCAGAATTGCTTTGATCTTTCTATTGAGGAAATAGCTGACTTTCTAAATCGCACCGTTGATCCTGTTAATAAGTTTATTGATAAGGAAAATCTTAAGGCGCGGAACATGACGGACGATGAGCACCTACTCGTTCATCTTCGTGGCCGTTATTATTATCACGAACTTAAAAAGCAGTTTAGTGATGGAGAGATTATCTTTTTTGAGCATCAATGGATTGATTATTTTAAACAGTTTGGAGAAGATGTAACTCATACGGAGGAAATGCAGATCCTAGAGGTTATTCGGACGGAAGTCCTTATCAATCGAGGGATGGAAGATCGCCAACAGGTTATGCAAAATATAGAACGACTCAATAAGCTTATTGACGATGAAATGAGTAAACCTGAAGCTATACAAGACACTCAGGCTATCGCAAGTTTCCAGACGCAACTTGGCGCTGCGTTCGCTTCTAAGTCTGCATACATTAATGAACATGAGAAACTTCTTACTAAGAAGGAGCGCTTGTTAAAGGACTTGAAGGGTACGAGGGAACAGCGTAAGCGAAATTCGGAAGACGCAAAGACAAACTTCTCAGCTTGGTTAAAACAACTTGACGATGCTGAGGTTCGTAAGCGTGAAGGTATAGACATGGAGATTAATAGGGTTGCTGCCGATAAGTCAATCGAAGAGATGTCAGAATATCATACCTATGAAGATGGCAGCGTAGACCAACCTTTTTTAAATGAATCTACTATAAAGGACGAGGATTAAGTTATGACAAACAAGGCAATTGTAACCGGAGCTACAGGACAAGATGGCTCTTATCTCATAGAGCTATTGCTCTCCAAGGGATATGAAGTAATCGGGCTTAAAAGAAGGAGTAGCACCTCCACGCTGGAGCGAATTGGTCACATTGACTCTGAGCAACTAAAGATAGAGGAGTTTGAGATATCTGATTCCGGTTCAGTTTATTCCGTTGTTGAACAGCACAAGCCAGACGAAATTTATAACCTAGCGGCACAGTCCCATGTGAAAACATCCTTTGACCAGCCGGACTACACCTTTCAAGTTAATACGATAGGTGTCATTAATTTCCTAGAGGGCATAAGGAGATTTTCCCCTAAGACAAAGTTTTATCAAGCGTCAACTTCGGAAATGTTTGGCAAGTCCGTAACTAAAGAGAAAAAGACTGTGTGGGGAGAGACCGAATGGGATCAATACCAAGATGAAAACACCGTGTTCCAACCACAGAGCCCTTATGCTGCTGCCAAGCTAGCTTCTCATCATTTAGTGAGAAACTACCGAGAAGGCTATGGTATCTTCGGTTCGTGCGGAATTCTTTTTAACCATGAAAGCGAAAGGAGAGGAGAGAACTTTGTAACCAGAAAAATTACCAAGTGGATTGGAGATTTTCTAAGATGGGAAGAAAGAAGCTCCAGAGGTTCTCTCGATCAGATATTTCCTAGATTCAACATTGGCGAAGACACAATAAGCATTCCCGCAGAGCGTATGTATATAGACATGAAAGCCATACCTTCATTTCCAAAACTTAGACTAGGAAACGTAGACGCCTACAGAGACTGGGGCCATGCTTCTGATTATGTGAACGCAATGTGGCTGATGTTACAACAGGACACGCCAGACGATTATGTAATCGCCACAGGAGAAACATATAGTGTTCGTGAATTCCTAAGTAAGGCTTTTGAATATGTGGGAATTTCTAACTACGAAGACTTCTTCGTTATAGACCCAGAATTTTATCGCCCGGCAGAGGTCGAATTCTTGAAAGGGCGACCAACAAAGGCTGAGAACGACCTTGGCTGGGAGAGAGAGGTTACTTTTACAGAACTTGTACACAGAATGGTAGAAAGCGACACCCATGCCGAAGAAAAGAAGAAGAGGCAGACATCGAAGGTCAAGTTCATTCCATAGCAGCAGGGACTACAAAGACCCCGCATACGCTGGCTTTAGAAAAGCGGTCAGAAAGAGAGATGGAAACAAGTGCCAATTCCCCGGCTGCGGATCTAAGACCAGACTGGAAGTTCACCACATAAAAAAATGGGCAAGCCATCCATCAATGAGGTTTGACGTTACAAACGGAATAACCCTATGTAAAAGCTGTCACCAGAGAACGAAAGGTAACGAAGAGGTTTATGAGCCGATGTTTTACAAGACATTAGAGTGGGAAGCCTTAAAAAGACTAAAAAAGAAAGATGAGTAGATTCAAGGTCATAAGAGACAGCAGAGAAAAGAAGGGCCACGGCTGGTGGTTTGAAGAAGACGCCTATTGCATAGGAACAGAGATTGCAAAGGTTGATATCGGAGACTACGCAATAGAGGGCATGGAGCACTTATTGTGTATTGAAAGGAAGGAGAGTGTGTCTGAATTTGCAGGCAATTGTGGAGAAAAGAGATTCCACAAAGAGCTTGAAAACATGTCCACATTTCCACACGCCTTTTTGTTACTTGAGTTCAACTGGACAGACATAGAAAGATACCCCCAAGGCTCAGGAATACCACAAAAAATCTGGAGGTCGCTCCGCATAAAGGGTAAATATATGCAAAGGGTGATATCGTCCATTCAGCTTGAGCATGGGGTACATGTGGTGGCTTGTGGAGACAAGAAGAGGGCAGAAGAGATGGCGTTTTTAATAATGAGGAAGGTTTATGAACTTCATAAAGAAAAGCACTAAGAACTCCATACTTAGCATCATAGAGTCTACCGACAACGCTTGGCTTGGTATTGGTGAAGAGGACATTAAAGACTTCAATAGCCCCCTCGAAGACCTAACGCCATACCAAAAAGACAATATTCACATGCATGTGCTCTCAATTATGAGAGACCCAAGATACTTTCAGTGGACAGTAAAGAAACTTCTTAATATAGAGCTGCTACCTGTCCAGACCTGCATACTCAGGGAGCTTTGGACAAGATCTTTCCCCATGTATGTGGCTAGTCGTGGCTTTGGGAAATCCTTTTTGCTGGCTGTATATTCTCTTCTAAGATGTGTCCTTGTTCCCGAAACTAAAATAGTTATAGTTGGTGCCGCCTTTCGCCAGTCTAAAGTTATTTTTGAATATATGGATACCATTTGGCGTAATGCACCAATCCTGCAAAGCATATGCTCCGACAATAGCGGCCCACGCCGAGACGTTGATAGATGCACCATGAGGGTTAACGACAGTTGGGCCATGGCAGTTCCCCTTGGGGACGGAAGCAAGATTCGAGGTTTGCGCGCCCATACAATTATTGCCGACGAATTTAATTCTATACCAACACATATCTATGAAACTGTTGTTGCTGGCTTTGCTGCCGTATCCAGCAACCCTACCCAGAATGTCAAAGACGCAGCCAAAAGAAAAAAAATGCAGGGGGAGGGCACTTGGGAAGCAGAGATGGAGGACTCTTACCAAGGTCGCCAGTCGAATCAGTCTATAGTAGCCGGAACCGCTGGCTACGACTTTGAACCCTACGCCAACTATTGGAAGAAATATAAGGCGACAATACAAACGCGGGGAGACTTCAAAAAGGTAGCCTCCATGATGGACGAAGACCCAGATGAAGTCCCGGACTACATGAAGAGGCTCGATTGGAAAAACTTTTCTGTCATACGCATGCCATACGAGCTAATCCCCGAAGGGTTTATGGATGATCAGCAAGTTGCAAGGGCTAGGGCGACCATGCACAATGGTATTTACCAAATGGAATATGGCGCTTGCTTTACATCAGATAGCCAAGGCTTCTTCAAGCGCAGCCTCATACACTCTTGCGTTGCCACAGACGAAAACTGCTCAAGGCACACTTGGGCTCCGTGGTGCCCAGAGCCATTTGATCCCTCAACTAGAGGCTCTCCAGACTCCCGGTATGTTATGGGAATTGACCCTGCTTCCGAGCAAGATAACTTTGCCCTTGTAATTTTAGAAGTTTGCCCAGAACACCAGCGGGTTATTTACGTGTGGACCACCAATAAAAAAGATTTTGCCGGAAGAAAGAGAATAGGGCTTACGCAAAGTCATGACTACTACAGCTTCTGTTCTAGAAAAATAAGAGATCTACTAAAGATATTTCCCTGCGGAAGAATAGGAATAGACTCACAAGGAGGGGGCTTTACAATAGCTGAAGGCTTAAGAGATTTAGATAAGCTTCAGCCGGGAGAAAGGCCTATTTACCCAATTATAGAAGAGGGAAAAAGCAAAGATACCGACGATCTAGCCGGAGACCACATGTTGGAGTTGGTAAACTTTGCCAAGGCCGACTGGACGGCTCAGGCAAATCACGGCATGAGAAAGGACCTAGAAGACAAAGTATTGTTGTTTCCTAGGTTCGATACTCTCAGCCTAAGCATTATGACAGAAAAAGATAAAATTTTCTTCAACGAAATTAAAGAAAAAACAGGAGAAAGCAACACCCTGAGGCTCTATGATACATTAGAGGATGTGGTAATGGAAGTAGAGGAGCTAAAAAGCGAACTAGCTACAATAGTTATATCTTCGACTCAATCAGGAAGAGAGAGATGGGACACCCCAGAAATAAAGCTTGAGACTGGGAAAAAGGGAAGAATGAGAAAAGACCGCTACAGCGCTTTGGTTATAGCTAATATGATAGCCCGCTCCGAAAGATTTATAATACCGCCACCAACATATGAAAGCATAGGTCGAGTTGCCGGACCATCCAATTCGCACACCAATTCCCAAATGTATGTAGGCCCGGAATGGACTAAGAATTTCAATCAAGCTACGTGTTTTAGAATAAACAAAAATCAATAATAAATGGTGTAATAGACAATAGGTATTGTTTTACTCTCAATACACATTGGAGAAAAAGTGGCAAAAAGAAAATACCCCCGCAGCCAAGAAACCAAATTCACAGACGCTTCGGCTTATGTGAGCTGGGACTCCGACGATCCTGAAAAAAGAGAAGCTGCAATAGCCGCCTATGGAGATGCGGTTTCTGAGTTTTCTTATGCGGGCTTGGGTTCTAGGACAAGAGATTTCTCCGATTTGACCACGCGCATTAGTGGGCGACCCGGTCTGGGCCAAGTAGACTTTGACTGGTTTCGCCCCGGTCAGGCCGTCCCAACCAAAAGCAAAGACATTATTGCCTTCGCCCGGAGCGCCTATCGCCGAATAGGACTTATTCGCAACGCAATAGACCTAATGGGCGATTTTGCTTGCCAAGGCATTCGCTTGGTTCACCAGAACCCAAGAATAGAAAAATTTTATAACGACTGGTTTAGTCGAGTCAAAGGGCCGTTCGTATCTGAGAGAATTTGCAACTTACTATTTAGAGAAGCCAACGT